TATGATGGACGTACCTCAAAAGGAATTATCGCGTGTTAAGGGAATTAAGTTTAACCCAAGAATGCGTCCATTAGGTGAGTATATACGTCCCCAAACTTATGCTATTGGCCGACAACGTGTATTACGCCGGAATCAACTTCCGGGTGTGGAACTTAAACCTTCAAATCTTAATCGGATGGTTGTTCCGCACGAACTTTCACACGGACGTCAGTTTCTTCCTGACATTGGTTATGGTATGAAAAATAGACTTGGTCTTAATAGTGAGCTTAATATAGCAAGTTTGGTACAGAAAATAAATGCTGATCTATTTAGGTCGGTTGGTGGTGATAGGGCAAAATATGTGCCACTTTCATTGATAGAACGCCACGCTAATCGTGTAGCCAAGCGTGTATTGCAAAGTCCAACGGGTTGGAAAAATTTTGATAAAATTTACACGGAGGAGTTGAGTAAGGTAGCAGAAGAAGGACTGAAGTTTTACCCTAGTGCGGATGCATTTCGTTTACTCCACAACGCGTCTCGGGGTGATTTCGGGAAATATTTGTTAGGTCATAAATAAAAAGGAGAACAAAAAATGGAAATTACACAAACAACCTTGAACAAAGCATGTAAGGATTTGTTAGACCAATTACCAGATGGCGTGGGAAGTCTCGTAGAAGCAATGGCCAAGGAACGCGGCATTCCTTTGTGGCATTGTACTTGTGGTATTTTACTTGAAGTTCACACGGAAGGTCGTTTAAGTGCTATCACAATCGACCCGGCGTGGAAACAGGGTTTTCGTCAAAAGGAATTAATCTGTGCACAGTGTAAAAACCCCTTTAAACCAATACGCTTAAATCAAGTATATTGTTGTAATAACTGCGGCGAGATTGTTGAATATGAGCAAAGACTCGCAAAATTGCCTAAACATGCAAAGCCAAAAACCAATAAAGACGTTAAAGCAATAGAAGATTATGAGGCAGAACTTAAATACCACAATGAGTTAAAAGAAATTATACAGATTCTAAAAGGTGTACAGGAAAAACCGGAATCTATTGAACCAGTAAAGAGAGAAAGTCATGGAAGTGATCTTGGTGGTAAAAAACGTGATATGGATTCTGACGCTGTTAATATGGACGGTGGTTGGGTTGACGCTAGTGGCAATCCTCCGCCGCCAGGAAAAACGGGAAAAAGAACCAAATCAGCACCCATTGAAGCGGGCGTTGAGTAAGTATACAACCGGTCAGTTTGAACCTGATCCAGATTTGGGCCGAACCGACGGACTTACACAAGAAGACATTGAATGGGCGCAAGAAAATGGTGCGTTGGACAAAGAAGATATTTTGGACCTTGTAAGTAAGCATAAAGGTGAGGTAGGAAGATGACAATTTTCCAGCATGTAAAAGACTTAATAGGAAAAGAAGACGTAAATTTCGGCGATTCAGGAAACACCTTCGCGCGAGAAACACACACGGGTGGTTCGATTAATATGAGTTACATCGACGCTGAGATTATTCCTTCTACGGGTTTGGGTGGTTATATAGGTGATCACTTACACGCAACAGGTGGTGATAGTGGAACGACAGTTGATACATTTGAAATAAATTCAGATGGCAACGGCGCGACTTTAAGTACCACCGGACTTACAGCAGATCGGACGTTTACGTTCCCAAACACCGGGGATCAAGAACTCATAGGCGCAACTGATCTTGCGTCTACTTCTAACGCGCTTGGTGCTTCGTTGGTTGGTATTGAAGACTCCGCCGCGTTAATCACTGGAACAACAGTAGAAACAGCACTTGCTGAGATTGCTCAAGATATAGTAGACATTTCACATCCACAGGGATATAAGTATGGATTTAAACTCGATCATTCAAGCAATACTGCAATCACTATAGAAGCCGGGATGTGGAGTTTGTGGACAACTTCACAATCACTTGTTTATACAAATTCTCAACTCGTGTTTACTCTAGGTTCAGGTGGAAGTAATGGTAGTTCTGAAAACCTCGATGCTGGGGCACAGGAAATTCAGTATATTTATATCGACGATTCGGCGGTAATTTCAAACGCGAGTGCCTTAATCACGGCATCCGAGTTTATGAATCATACAGAAGTTCCTACGTATAACCGAACACGAAAAGGTTGGATGAATACTAGCAACGACCGATGTATTGGTGCGGTTTTGGTTGACGCATCTAATCATGTGCTTGATTTCGCGGTTTTTGGCGGTGAGTATTATCGTTATGCAGAGCCTATTCTAGAATTTGCTAGTGGTGCATCTGGTACGGTTTATCAGGCAGTAGACGTTTCTAGTTGCGTGCCTAAGTTTGCTACTCGTATACGCATACAGGTGTATAATCACGGTGCTATTTCGACTTTTCACTTTGACACATCATCAAGTACGGCCACACCAGATGCGCATTTTATAGAAACAGTCGAAGCCGCTACGTTTGATATTCCGGTTAGTTCGTCACAGGTGTTTTATTTCCGAGGTGCAGATGATAGAGATGTTGCTATATATGTGGTTGGATATTACATAGATGAGTTATAAAGGTAAGTTATGACAGAAAAAACCCAACAAGAACAAATCGAATCTTACAAACGCTTACAGCTTCTCAAGACGTCTGTCGAACAGGCAATGGAACAAAAGTATCGACTTAAGTTAATGAATATTTTTCGAGAAGCAAGTGTTTATAAAGAAACCATTTCTAAGAACTGGTCAGAATACATAACCTTTTTACGTGGAACTACTCAATGGCCAGCTAGACGTCCGAGTTATAAAGTAAATGCGTTGATAAATTTCTTGGTCGAGAATATTGAACGCAAAACCGCGCTTCTCACAGACGCTAAACCTATTCCAAAAGTCGTGCCGAGAAGTGATCAGTTTCAAGACACCGCAGATATTATAAATGATTTAATAAGTATGGTATTTGAAGAAAACAGTTTCAACCAGGCGTCTTGTGATTTGATCGACAATGCGCAGCTTTTCGGCTCCGGGTTTATGGGTACGCCTTTTAACAAATCTGCTGACAATGGTCGTGGGGGTATAAATGTAGTTAGTTATGACCCTAGAGCAAGTTATTTTGATCCTTTGGTTACCAAAAGTTACTTACTTCACGAAGGTGAATACTTCATTCTCGAAGACATTTGGGCGTTGGAAAAAGCGCGGGATGTTTTTCCAAAACGGGCAGACTTGTTCAAACCTGATGCAGGATTGTCGCGTTATAGAAGTAACACAAATAAATCGGTTTGGGGTTCTATGGTAGATCGTGTATTTAGAACCGATAGACAAAATATGGTCTTGTCCGAGATTCCACGTGTTTACATAAGAGAGTTTTATATAAAAGACCGTTCTGGTGACTTTCGGTATAATTGTAGGAAATCTGTAATGGTTGGTGAAGTCATAGCTTCCGATGGAGATAATCCATACAATGACGGTGATTTCCCTGTTGATATGTTGACTTGGCATACTGATTTCAATTCAGGTTGGGGTTGGGGTGATGTTGAGTTGTTAAAAAATCCGCAAGAATTAAGCAACAAAATAATGGCCATTATTATAGAAAATATCACCTTAATGTCCAACGCGATTTGGGTAGGTGATGCAGACGCGCTGACTAAAGAAGACTGGAAAAAACTAAACAACGCGCCTGGAACGTATGTCAAAAAACGCCCAGGCAGAGAATTAAAACGAGAAGCCGGTGTGGGCTTGCCGGAATATGTACTCAAAGCACTCGATGGAGTTGGTGTTTCCGCTGAGAAAATTTCCGGTATGGTAGACGTAATGCGAGGAATACGTACTGGACAAGTAAGTTCCGGCGTTGGGATTGAGTCGTTGCAAATGATGGCACAGGCGTTGATTCGCTTACGTGCGCGAGCACTTGAGACTGTATATGCCCGTGTTGGGCGTAAGCTAACTTCCCGCGTTTTTCAGTTTTACAAACCAGATAAGATCATACAAACATTAAAACTCCGGAAAGGCCGGAAGCCGGTTGAAAGCGTTGTTAGTGAATTAATAAAACCCATAAGCGAACGTAGAAAAGATGCATGGACGGATATAATTTTCAGTATTGAACCTGGTTCTAGTCTGGCTCTTGCGCAAACACAGAAACGTATAGAAAGCATGAACTTGCACAAGGTCGGTATTATCGACGATCAAGCAGTTTTGGATGATTTGGAATATCCTCACCGCGATAAGGTCTTGGAGCGAGTACGTAAAAAACGCCAAGACGAAGCTAATAAGGAAATCCCGGAACGTAACAGTCCTGGGAGTCAGGGTAGTCAGTTTCCTAATCAAAGCGGCGGAAGTCCAGTAGGACGGACACAATGAACGGTCAGTGGAAGTATGAGTTTGTAAGCAAAAGTTGGGTAAATATTTGGTGTCCAATGTTGACACAAGCAACATTAGGTGCAAGTAAAGTGTCATTTTCTGGACAAAAGGAAATTTTAAAAGAACTCCGTTCATTAGAAAATAGACTCAAGATTCATCCCGAAGTTACTGGTTGGATATCATATACTGATTTACAACATGAACACATTATGGTACTTTTCACGCGCGTAGGTGCAAGCCCATATGCTATTGATGTAAAACTTAAACGTATTTGGTTCAGAAAGTTTTTATAAGGAGATTCGATATGTGTGGTGGTGGTCCTGGTCCTGGTGGTGGGGATGGAAGCATAAGTGGAGAACCGGATTTTGGTTTATCTGCTGGTGCTAATGTAAGTACTGGTAACATTGCTGGACAGGGCGGCGGTTCTGCTCCAGGTTCAATAGGTAGTCGTGGTGAATTTGGTTATATCTCACATA